TCAAGCTGTAATGGAATGGGTTCGTTTACATCACGAATCTGTAACAGGTAGAGATGGTTACTCCGATTTCTACAAGAAAGATTTAACATTCAATATTGTAGGTCCTGTTGGAGATATCGTTTCAGAATGGGTACTTAAAGGAGCATTGATCACAGACGCAAACTTTGGAGATTACAACTGGGATGATGATGGTGTAGCAGTAAACATCACAATGACTATACAACCAGATTACTGCGTATTAAACTTCTAATAGTTAATAATCAAAATAAAAATATAAAGAGCTTGCCTAGTTTAGGTAGGCTTTTTATATTTCATGATATTTATAACTGATATGAATTTAGACAAACTAAGATCGATTATAAAGGAACAACTAAAAGTGTCCTTAAATGAATATCAAGATAAATTCAAAATGGAAGGGTTGCTAATAACTAACTTAGAAATCCGCCCACAAAAAGAAATTTTATCAGATATTAGATCCATTACTGGAGTAACAATTGTATCTGAAAAAGAACTTATACCTTACAGTGAACAAGACACTAGACGATTTAAAACTAGATTAACTGTAAAAGTAGATGGATACCCATTCATGAGTAAAGGTGGGTTTAGTAGAGAAAAGTTACAAGACATTATTAGACAGATAGTAAAAGTGCAGGGAGTTATAACATACAACGTAAACCCAGACAATATTTCAGGAATCTAATATATTTATAATAAATTAAGTTATAACAAATAAAAATTATGGAATTTAAAATCCCAACAGAAACTATTGAGTTACCATCTCAAGGTTTACTTTACCCAGAAGGATCAGAGCTATCCAAAGGAACAATCGAATTAAAATATATGACGGCTAAAGAGGAAGACATCCTTACAAACCAAGCATATATTAAGAACGGCACGGTTTTAGACCGTTTAATGAAGTCATTAATCGTATCTAATATCAATTATGATGATTTATTGGTAGGCGATAAAAACGCAATTATGGTGGCAGCTCGTGTTTTAGGCTACGGACAAGAATACACATTCGAATACTTAGAAGAAAGCCATACAGTAGACTTAACCCAAATAGAAAACAAACCACTACACCCAGAAATTCTAAAAAACAAGAAAAACGAATTTACGTTTACTTTACCACACACAGAAAATGTAATAACATTTAAGTTGTTATCTCACAAAGATGAGCAAGACGTAAATCGTGAATTAGAAGGACTTAAAAAAATAAATCCAAACGCTTCACCTGAACTTTCAACTAGACTTAAATACATGATTACATCTATTGGAGGAAGTAGAGAAAGGAAAGATATTCGAGATTTTGTAGACAATTATCTCTTAGCCAAAGACTCGAAAGCATTACGTGAGTATGTAAAAGAAGTTCAACCGGATGTTGACTTAACTTTTTTTCCCGACGGAAGTACCGATAGAATCAATATCCCAATTGGGGTTAACTTTTTTTGGCCTGACATTTGATATAGCGCCTGAAGTTAGGAACTCTATATTTACTCAAATACATCAAATATGTTTTCATGGGCAAGGAGGTTATGACTGGAATACAGTATATAACATGCCTATTTGGTTAAGAAAATTTACATTCAACCAAATCCAAGAACATTACAAGAAAGAAAAAGAAGATGCAGAAGCAGCTAAAAATGGAGGTAAAACTAAAAGCTTAATAGACTCGTCAGGTAAAGTAAATACACCGGAGTTTGTAAAAGCATCTGAACAATATAAGGGACCTGCAAAGTACAAATAAAACTTGCAGGTCTTTCATATTTATAATAAAATAACTGAATGGCTGATAGTATTAAAGATATAGAAGACAAATTAAAGAAACTCAGAAAAGCTTTAGATGACACTGGAAAGGCCGCACTAGACAGAGTAATAGACCAACTAAAAAAAGGAAAAGCCGGACTAGACGAATGGGTATTCCAATTAGATATCTTCCAAACTAAAGTAGATGCTATAGCAGACTCACTAGATTATGTAGCTAGCTCATTCTTACAATCAGTAAATGAATTATCTAGACAAAATAGATATTTAACTGAATCCAGAAACATAATAAGTAACATTGCTCGAAAAGCAAAAGATGTATTAGAAGTAAGAAAAGGGGAAACATCTATTGATGCTAAAAGTGTAAAGTTAGCCAAAGACAAAATAGCATCTCAAAGACGCCAATTAGAAAATCTTAAACTCCAATTTAAAACTAATACATTACAGCGAAAAGAAATCCAATCCATAATAGATGCATTACCTGAATATGAAAAAGGATTAGAGGGTGTATTAGCAACTGATAAAGCTATAAATAAGCAATTGGGTATTACACCACAATTGATAGCTGGTATAGATAAAGCATTATCTAAAATAGGATTACCTAGTTTAGGTATAAATGAAGCTCTAGATAAAACTCGCCGTTTAGGACAAGCTGCAGCTATGGCTGGTGAGGATTTTAAAGCCATGAAAACTTTTTCTAAAGAGTTAAGTGGAAATATTTCTAAAGCCTTTACTAAAGCTAATTTACTCCAAGGAGCAGCATCCCTCATAACTAAAGCAATTATAGGAGTAGACTCAGGAGCGGGAGAATTAGCCAAGAGTATGAACATAACATACTCTAATGCATTAAAAGCACGTAGAGAGCTTACTGGTATGGCTAATGCAACGTACGATAATGCAGTTACAACTAAAGGTTTACAAGAATCTTTAATAGCTGTTAACTCATCTTTAGGTACTAGTGGTAAATTAGCAGAAAATGATTTAGTAATTTTTACTAAATTAAGAGAACAAGCTGGGTTAACTAATGAAGAATTAGTAAGTATACAAAAGTATACAATGGCTACTGGAGGAGAATTAAAAGATAACGTAGCATCCTTCCAAGCCGCTGCTAAAATAATGTCATATCAAAGAGGTATAGCTGTAAATACTAAAGCCTTAATGACAGACATTGCTAATGTATCTAACCAAACCAAACTATCTATAGAAGGTGGAGCGGAAGGATTAGCAAGAGCGATGGTATCTGCTAAGTTATTAGGTAGTGACCTAGAAAAAGTAGCAAACATAGCAGACCAACTACTCCAGTTCGAAACATCTATAGAAAACGAATTATCAGCAGAATTACTAGTAGGGAGAGATATTACACTAGAAAAAGCAAGACAAGCAGCCCTAAACAATGATTTAGCAACTTTATCAGATGAAATAGCAAAACAAGCTGGTTCAGCAGCTGAATTCAGTAATATGAATCGTATTCAACAAGAAGCGATAGCTAAAGCGGTAGGTATGACAGCAGACCAATTAGCAGATACACTTGTTGAACAAGAAGCATTAAAAGCAGTAGGCCGAGCATTAAATGATGAAGAACAAAGAGCATTTGAAACTGCTAAACAAAAATATGGTTTAGAAGAAGCTTCTAAAATGCTTAGAAATGGGCAAATAGACCAATTAACTCAACAACAATCTATACAAGAAAGATTTAACCAAGCAATACTTAAATTCCAAGAAATATTCGTAGGAATTGCTAATGTAATAATGCCTGTGTTAGATGCTTTTAGTGGTATATTAAACGTAGTAGGGAAAATTGTTGGTTTTATGGGTGACTGGGCGAAGTATATCGTCATGATAGTAGCTGGGGTAAAAGCATATAATTTTCTTACAAAAGATATAGGAAAAAATACTATAGCCATTAATGTAGCTAAAAAAGTAGGACTAGTAACAGACACACAAGCATCATTTTTAGCTAAAGCTAGAACATATGAAGAAAATAAAAGATTAGGATTAAATAAGACTAACCAAATATATGAAAAAGCTAGTTTACTAACAATGGTTAGAAAATCAGCAGCCGCAAAATTAACAGCTTGGTATGAAAATTCTGTTATAAAATCATTAATAAAACAAATTTCATTACAAACCAAAAATCTAGCAAAAGCCGTAGCAACAGCCGCAGCATGGGCGGTAGCAAACCCTGTTCAAGCATTATTAGGAGCAGGAATAGCAGCAACAGTAGCAGCCGGAATATACTCACTAGCTCAAGGGGACGACGTCCTATCACCAGGAGGTAACTCATCAGGGTATGGTAACCGCGTTTTGCTTGCACCAGAAGGAGCTATTCAATTAAACAACAAAGACAACATTATTGCAACAACTAATCCTATCAATGCAGATGATATGATGTCTGCTCCAAAAGGAACTTTAAGTGTAAGTAACAGTATGATGGGAAATAGCCCAAGAAAAAATCCAAATGCCGGGCTAGAAGCAAAACTAGATAAATTAATAGCAGTAACAGGTAAAGTAAATGCTATACCTACATTTAAAATTCAATAACGTTTAATATTTATAACAAAAATAAATAACTATGGGACTATTAGACATACTAACCACACAAGGTTCACAGTTAAGCCAATATGACGGGCAAAACATTCCAACAATGGAAGGTGCATCTCCATTGTCTACTCTACACTATGAGTACTCAATTGACGGGAACCCAAACATGACAGGAAAACCATTCCCTTCATTACTTGACTTAGACGGACAAATACCAGCTGTATCATCCGCTAACCCGAACCAACAATTACCATACTTGGATCACTTACC